TAAATATCAAGCCTGAGTTCTTGACTCAGAGTGAACGTTATACCGTCATGGAGAACTACAACTTTATCGATGAGTATCGTGACTGGGCAACCAGTAAAACAGATGGTGCTATCGCTTACCAGAATGCATCCGCTTGGACACTGCTTTCATGCGTGTTCTCGGATGTTGGCTATGCTGTGCCAAAGTTCGGCAGAATGGGCTTGAACCTATGGTTCATGGTGCTTGGTGAGACAACACTTACTCGTAAGTCAACCAGCCGTAACCTGATGCTTCGTGCTGTACGCCAGTATGAGAAGTTCTCAGGCTACCAGATTGACATCGGTTCGGATGCAACACCAGAAGGTCTTACATCAATCCTAGCAGAGCGTGATGGTCAGACATCATTGCTTCACCGAGATGAAGTCCAGGGTATGTTCAAGGACTTTATCAACAAGACCTACATGGCATCTGCAGCGGAACGCTTTACCGAATTGTACGATGGGCATGTTCCAGTAACTATCCGTTCATCAAAGGGCAAAACTCAGACTGAGCGAGCAACGACTAACTTCATCATGTACCTAATGGGTATCACGAGCAAGACTGCCGATGTTCTCACAACTGAGTATTTCCGTTCTGGTTTCTTGGCACGTTTCATCTACGTCACCGCACCTACTCCTCCTCGCACAAGAGAGTCTGAGGACATTCAGCAGGCTGAGGAATATGAAGTAGTAGTTCGTGATGAGCAACTAGAGCACATGATGAAGTCACTATCTGAATCGGTAATGTGGTGGCAGAAGAAGGGCGTTAACGGACCGGTTCCAGTTCGCCTAAGCCAGCCAGCACTAGAGCGATTCAACCAGTTCAAGTGGGAGATGGGTAACTTTGCCGAGACTCACCCAGAGAAGGAATCAATTGAACCATCTCGCCAGCGTTTGGCATTGTCAGTTTGGAAGTGTGCGGTATTGCTTGCAATGTATGACAAGTCAGAAGAAGTGCAACTACGACACCTACTAACTGCAATCATGTATTCAGAAGAGTGGTTCTGGAACCTAACTCAGATGGCAGGAGCAATCTCTGCATCCGAATGGCAGCGAGATGTTGACCGTCTTGAGACACTCATCATGGACAAGGGTGGCCGAATCAGATACGAAGAGGCCTACAAGAAGTTCAACAACAAGCGTAAGCGTGAGTTCGATGAGATGGTTCAAGCACTTCACTCTCAGGCTAGGGCGCAGATAGTTGTAGAAGAACGTAAGACATATTTGGAGGTGATTGTAAATGGATAGACTGCAAGAGATTAAGATTGCCGAGGCATTGAACTCTGCAATTTGGCTTCGTGACAATCACGAAATGCTAAATGATATCGAACTAGTTGCTCAGATAGTTGTTCTTGGTAACTTTAAGGTATTTTCTAGCAGGCAGATATCTGCAATTGTCAATGGTAAAGTATCGCATAGCGTTATTACAAAACTAATTGGAAAGACTGATAAGACTGGAGGTAATCTAAATGCTGGAACTCTTGATATACTTCGTAATATCCTTCTCAATCGTGCTGATGATGGCACTGATTACAAACTCATCGCTACTGCTGTTGGTATGGGTACATCTCAAGGGATGGTATCAAAGCTTACTGGAGTACCGCAAGGCTCGATTAGCAAGAAAATAAGGAGTAGCAAATGACATTAGGTGAATGGCTTGAGATTGGTATTGCTAATAAGTGGTGTGGCCCAGCAATTTGCTACACGCATGATGGCCTGCCAACGTCACGAGAAGAGGACCTAGAGTTTGAGGAGGGTGACCCATGCATTCATATTGCAAGACTTTATGAGTCACCAGAGCAGGCCTTGGATATTGAGGAGAACCACTCTCCTAGCATCTGGAGGAAGAATGGTTAATCTACTAGACCGCAAGGCAAAATTCGACTCTGTAAAGTATGACCTAAAAGCAGTTCAGTTCCATATGCAAAGATACGACAATGGGTCAGTAGATGTTTTGGCAAAGCAATGCTTTCAATATTGGCAGCAGTTGAAGAACAATCCAAAGTATAAGGCATTGACCGAGAAGATGGAGGCAGAGTAATGGCACTAGTACTGAGCCTTGACCCTGGTGGCACAACCGGATACGCAATAAGTTCTATTGATGACAGTGGACCGATGTACATTGGGCTTAGTGGTCAGGTAAAGAATGGCTTGCAGGGTTTTCTTGACTTTCACTGGGATGTCCTAGAGGACTATGATTTTGCTAAGATTATTTGCGAATCCTTTACTCTTCGTGAGGGAATTTATGGTGCAGACTTATCACCAGTTTATATTATCGGTGCACTTGAGGCACTATATCCAACAACTGAAATTGTCTACCAAGAACCAAAGCTAAAGCCACTGTGTGATGATGACCGACTCAAGAAGCTAAATATCTTTGAGCCGGGTAAGCCACACAGAAATGATGCAGTACGTCACGCCGTGATATACTTGCGTAATAATAAACACATGCCAACCCTAGAGGCTGGATGGAAGGAGTAACATGAAGGTTCTATTTCTAGACCTGGAAACAAGTCCTAACCTAGCCCACGTATGGGGTCTATGGGACCAGAACGTAGCCATCAATCAGTTAGTGGCATCAACAGAAGTAATCTGCTGGGGTGCACGCTGGCTTGGCGAGAAGAAGGTTCACTTTAAATCAGTTCACCACCACGGTAAGAAGGAGATGCTAGATGCGCTTCACGAACTTATGGAAGAGGCTGACGTTCTCGTTGGTTGGAACTCACAAGCATTTGATAGTAAGCACATTAAGAGAGAGTTCCTTGAGAACGGTTATCTTCCGCCTTCACCATATAAAGAACTTGACCTCATGCGAGTGGTGCGGAGTCAGTTCAAATTCCCAAGTAACAAACTTGACTACGTTTCACAAAAGCTTGGGGTCGGGGCCAAGGTAAAGCACTCTGGTTTCCAGCTATGGATTGACTGCATGGCTGGTAACAAGAAGGCATGGAAAGAGATGAAGGAATATCAGATTCAGGATGTGAATCTGCTGATTGACCTTTACGATATCCTATTGCCGTGGATTAAGAACGGCCCACACGCCGGTCTACATGATGACATCGATGGCTGCCCTAACTGTGCCTCAACTAATCTAGAGCGCCGAGGGGTGTCAAGGACAACATCAGCAACTTACCAGCGTTACCAGTGTAAGGATTGCGGTAAGTGGATGCGAGGTGGAAAGCAGATTGCAAAGACTACTTATAAGCCTATCTAATTTTATAGACCGCTTCATCAAGAAGCCGGAACCTGAAGTAAAAGAAGAAGAGTTTAATCTAGGCGGTAAGCCGGTGGGGTTCTTTATAAATCAAGTTAGAACCCCACTGGAGTACTATGTAGATTCAATCTTTGATGAAGAGGAAAACTACTTTATCAAGGTTCAGTATATGTGCGCCTGCGGTGCTCCGGTGTTCAGGTCCCTTAGCGATGAATACGGCTTCGGCTGTGACCACTGTGACTCCATCTGCAATAGCGAGGAAACCTGCGAAGAATGCTATAATTTATTTAGTATTGATTTCGGTGCTCCGGGCGGTGAGTTCAATTCCGGTATATGAATACAGGTGCCCACTATGTCAAGCAACTTACGCTGAGACACGTGGCATCACTACACAAGAAGTTATAAAACAATGCGAGAACTGTAAGATTGATTACATTAGGGTATTTAATACCCCTGTAATAACCTTCAATGGTTCAGGGTTTTACGCAAATGACAAGAAGGGCTAATATGCCATATTACATTAGCAAAACACAAGAGGGTTGTAAAAACCGATGGGCTGTTATTGATGCAGCTAAGGACATAAAGGGCTGCCATGGAACTAAGGAGCAGGCAATCGCACAAATGGTTGCTATCTCTATAGCAGAGAAGGTCGAGCCAGGTGGGACTTGGCCAGGCGACAAGAAGAAAGAGTCGCTGGCTATTGCAGAGGCTGATTCGTATGACCCACCAGCTGGAGTTGTCGCTGCTGCAAAACGAGCACTAGTTTGGATTGCAGAAGGTAAGGCTGGGTCTGGATTTACAGATGTTGGTCGTAGGCGTGCAAGTCAACTCGCATCAGGTGCTGCAGTTAGTCGTGAAGTTGTTGGCCGAATGAAGTCTTACTTTGCTCGTCACGCAGTAGACAAGCAGGCAACTGGATTTAGCTCAGGCGAAGAAGGCTTCCCAACTCCGGGTCGTGTTGCTTGGGATGCATGGGGCGGAGACGCTGGCAAATCTTGGGTTGACAACATCAAGTTAGATTAAGGAAAATAAATGGGCAAACATGTATTAGATGACTACAATTTAAATACGATTCACAACCACCTGGATGAGGTGACTGAAGAAATCAATCGTAAGTTAGAGATTCAGAATATCATTCAGTCAATTAAGAATCATCCAGCAGGCAAGCAAGTTCCAATTGTGCCATTTGATGAAATGGTTTATAAGTATTTTGGAGATAGCGCAGACCTGCTACTTCGTAAACACAGGGACTATGGTGCAAAGAATATCTCTTGGTCACCAGGTGGTCCACTAAACGGATTGCGTGTACGAATGTGGGATAAGATGGCTCGCATCAATAATCTAATTGAATCAGGTGCAACACCAGAAAATGAATCATTGAAGGATTCCTTTCAGGACCTAGCAAATTACTCGATAATCGCAATGCTGGTCCTAGATGGCAAGTGGCCTAAGGAATAGTCTGGATAAAGCAAAACCCGGTAGTCACCTCTGCTACCGGGTTTTGTCTTGTCGGGTAATTACGGCATGAAAGCTGAAATAGCTGATACTAGAACTGCAAGAACTGCAATTGCAATAGCAACCTTATTACTCTTATCGTCACGCTGAGTCTTTAGTTCCTTGACATCGAGCTCGATTTCATTAATACGGATATCCTGGGCATCGAATTTCTTTTCCATACGTTCTTGAGATTCACGCATATTGCGAACGCTCTCCTCAATCCTTCCAAGGGTTACATAAAGCTCTGGTGACTCTGACATTAGATTTCTTCGCTGCCCTTTTCATCTTTTGGCTCATGCTTGTCAGCAATTCTACCAAATGTACGGTTAATTTCATCGATGTCAATCTTGCCATCTGCAAGGTAAGAGCGTGAAAGTTCCTGAGATACATCAATAATACCCGCAATAGCAGCCAATGCAGCTACCTTCCAGGTGTCAACCTCAATCACTACACCACCAACAAAGATACCAGAGACCTTCAGGATGATTACGGCGAATGTACGGCGGATGATATCAAAAATCATGTTATACCAATCTCGCCCACTGTGTATTATAGAATCTATTTTATCTTATCTAGTAAAGTTTAATTACGTCACCAGGATGTAGAGCTTTATTTGAATTAAGCTCCTGAAGCTTTTTAACGCAGTCAAGCTGGCTCTTGCCTGCCACGGGGTGGGCCTGAGCGATTGCCCAGTATGAGTCACCTGGCTTTACTGTGTAAGTCTTCCCTGGAGCGGCCTGTGGCTTCTCAAGCACTGCTACTGGAGCTACTTTAGCAGCGGCCTTGGCCTCAAGGCGCTTTGCTTCTAGTGCATCCGCCTCCGCCTCGGTGTGGTTAGGTGCAGGTGCAACTGGGTCGTTCTCGGTTGCTACATCTGCAGCGGTTGCCGCAATTGCCTGAAGTTTAATTGCAGCAGACATAAACTTGATTGGCTCAACATAGTTCTTGCCGTTTGCATCCCAGATGTGCTGCTTGCCTTTGCGAAGCTCCCAGTGTAGGTGAACACCAGTAGACATACCGGTAGTTCCCATCTTGCCAAGAACGGTTCCAGCCTCAATCTTCTGGCCAGCCTTGACCTTTAGTGAGCCCTTCTGCATGTGAGCATACAGAGATGTGTACCATTCTCCATTAATTTTGTGAAGCAGCACAACATAGTAGCCAAAGCCATCTGGCTCGCCATTTGCTTTCTTTAGCTTTGATGGGCCAGCGTGTAGAACCTTTGAGTCGGCAATCGCCTCGATGTAGTGAGGACCTGCACCGATACCAAAAGCGTCAGTGCCATTGTGATGCTTCTTCTTGCCAGTTACTGGGTGAACTCGCATACCCATGTATGACGAGACCTTCCAGGTCTTGCCTAGTTTGCCGTCAATCGGCATCTGATAGTTAGCCATTATTTTGCCATCCAATGTAATTTGAGCGATTCCGCTGTGGAGCCATCTAGTCTATAAACACGTGCCACAAAGCTGCTTAGGCTAGGGCTTCCATACACAGTGGCAACATAAGATGAGTTGCCCTGGACCGCAAGATTAATAACCGGAGCAGATAGGAATGCAGTTGGAAAGGTCACGGTCACAGTAACAGAACCGTCTGCTGCTGCTGGACCAGTAAAGGTCTGGACACCATACTTAATGGTAGACCCAGCGCCACCAGTGACTTCATTAATTGCAGTGTTTACTGAGTTTGCCAGATTTGCGAAATGAGTTTCGAGTGGGGCTATGTTGTCTCCCGATGTCGGGTAGATAATGCCGTTAGAAGTAGTTGCCATTATACTATTATACCTTATCTTTTAGAGTACTAGCCAGGTCACAGAAGCGGAAATCTGGACCTTATATGATGACGCAGCCAGACTCGCAGCCTTAGTTACCAATGTATCTACTGTAAATGTAGAACCTGGAGTGAATGAGCGTGAAAATACTTGAACCGCAGTTGTTGGCTGGTTATCCGAATAGGTGCTGATATCGTTTGATGATATTGCACCACCCTGGTCCTGAGATGCAGTACCGGAAATAGATACATTCATCGTGCCAACAATTGGAGATGTAGTTTGATTTGTTGTCTTAGAAATAACAACACCAGTGCACGTCACACGGGCATAGTTAGCCCATGATGGCTTTGTGAAAGTTAGCGATGCTAGGCTTTGATTGCTCTTTGAGCCATCTGCCCCAGAAACTGATACGGTTAGCGATTGGGTCTCAGTGGCTTGAGCGCTGTTTACAACGGCAACCGTTGTCTGGTCAAGACGGTTTGCAGAGTTAGCAATTGATTTATCTCTTGCTCGGTTATTGACCTTCTCTGCAGCAATATAAGCCTCGGCTGATTCCATTCGCTTTTGAATCTCACGACCCCAGGGCTGGGCTGCAGCTGGCAGATTGCTAATTGGTAATGTCATTAGTTTGCGCTTCCTAGTGGTATTACTGTGAACTCATTAAACTTTAGTGTCTGTTCGGGCATTTCAAGTGGGTCAAGTGTGAAGTCAATAAAGTCAGCAAAAGTACCACCGCTCCAGACATTATTAAAATCCGCTATTGTTGCAGCAGCATCCAGCTTTAACTGAGTATCACCCATTGAGTAATTCGCAGATGCTATTCTAAATCTATTTTTGTTTGTATACTCAGTCACACCAAGTGTTTGACCAAAGCCTAGGCTCTGTGTAATTGTTCTTGATGTAGTTACACGAGGACCACAGGCAGCTTGAGCAGCAGCAACCCCACGAGAACTAGAGATTGCCTTGCTGATAATAAATGGATTATCAATCGTGCTGGCAGCATCCCTAGATGTAAAGTCATTTGATGCTCCGGTCAAGAACTTTTCTTTTTGCTTATTGAAAAATACGCCAGTTCCAGTAAGCCAGAACGCAGGGTACTCCTCATCTCCAGAGGACTCAACGCCAATCTTGTAAGGCGCTAACCCTGTGCCACCGGCAGCAAGTTCGATTTCTGACACCGGCGGTGCAGTAACTGTTACCTCAACCTCACCTGGAACGCTAGTTAGATTTACCGATAGGTTTCCACCAAGCGCAACCCATTGGGTTGGTGATACCGGTAGGTTATCTGTTCCAACAATAACGTACTGACCAGTCTTACCATTATATGGATTCGGATATACGATATCAATTGTAGAAACACAAACTGGCTGATTGATTGTTTCAAGAGTTGCATCCATTTTAAAGATTCTTGTTACTGTTTCGCCAGCCTCAACCTGCATTGGGTCATCGATGCTTGCTTTAAATGTCTTTGTCGGGTCTGCATTTTCTGCATAGTTCGACTCTTCATAAAGCACCTTATCGACACCATAGACAGTATTATAGTTATAAACATCAACGCTCTTTGCGCTGTTAAATGTATCTACCTCGATTGATTCTGCAGTTGTCAATCGTGAGAAATCTTTTACATCTGTCATGGCTTCACGGAAGTGAAGATTGTCCTCATCGATGTACATTTCAATTCCCTGAAATGTGGTATTGCTTGCACTGGTAACAGAGCATAGCATCTTAAGGTGGTCCCAGACATTTCCAACCCACCCAATATAGTTTACTGGAATAGTGGAAATCTTTGCGGCAAGTGCAGCATCAATGATTGGCGTAATGCTAACCAAGCTACAGTAGTAAAGTATTGCACTGAGAACAGTCGCATTTGCGCCACCATGGGGAGATGCTGTCTTTTCTACATTTAGGCGAGACTGAATAGTATCACCCGTTACGGCAACAATGCCATCGCTAGATGATACTTTTTTTACGGTAAACTCTACCAAGCCATTGTCATCATCGAGTAAACTAATTTTATTGTTAATCATTAGTTTGCTGTTGTGGTGATTTGTGCCAGGGTCAGTACCCTCTATACCACGAGCAGAAAAATTTACTTGGCCAGTTCCACCGGCAGTATCAGATGGCTCTAGCGGTGTTACTTCCTCAGAGTACGAGTAACTAAAGATGCTTTTACCAACGATGTGACCATTGCCATCGTTGCTAACAATTTTATAACCCATGCTACACCTCTACCCAAGTAGCTGACATACCAATCTGCCCATTGTTAATTGCCGATGAGTAGTAATCAATTGTCGGGCTTGCTGCAAAGTCAAGTCCAGTTGTTCCCTTACCTGCAATAAATCCACCAGCAGCAACGGATGCTGTAGTTGGAATGATTTGGGCAATCATTGCTGTAATGTTTACTGTAGATGCGGTGGTTGTTGCTAGGAAAATCTCAACACGTGAGTAAGTAGTCCCACTCACAATCGTATTGGTTCTTACTGTTCCGCCTGCTGTAATCTTAGTTGGATTAATTGCAGTGTCGGCAAGACCATCCGCACGCTTGTAGGGCACAATGCGGATACCGGTCGATGAACCAGCAGATGGGCCATGCCAGCCAAACGCAAGCTTGTATCCAGTTGGAATAATTAAAGTAATCTTGTCTTCGCTAATAAAGTCATCGGTAGTTACGTAGCTTGCGTACTTAACTGGGAACTGATTGTTTATTGCAGCAGCAGTAAAGGTTGGGTCAATATCTTCAGTAAGGGTTAGCCAGCCCTTTTCCGCAAGCATTGGCGCAGCCCAGTGTGGCGGCATTACGTTCTGGTCTGCCGCAAATGGGTCAACAAAGTAAAAAGGTCCATCGCCATAGAGCCCATCAGCAAAGTTCTTGATTGTCTGTAGTGAGGTGCTAAGGTCTGAGTCATTTAGAGAACCAACCCAGGTAGCATCGTACTGACGGTGAGATTGATTTGAACGGCGAACATAGGCACGACCATCTAGTAGCTGACTTCTGGTTCCCCAAGAGTTGCTTGATGCCTTCATGCCGGTAGCAGGAGCCTTAATCCAGGTCTGCTTATCTGCGGTGCCGAAATAAACTTGGCCTGCCATTAGTTAGAGCCTCTCTGTGCCAGCAGAACATTGCCAGCATTAGCGGTTGTTGCAATCTTAGTGCTATCTGCGTATAGGTTAACTGGTCGCTCGATAGCTGCACGAAGTAGTGCTCGGTCATCTGGTGATAAGTATACCATATTAGAAGACTGACCGGTCTGTACGGTGCTAAGACCAGCAGGAACAGAACTTGATGGTCGCATGTTATTTAGCGAGTTCATAAACTCAACACCATATGTCTTAACAGCAGCAGCACTCATTACGAACTCACCATTAGAAAGCTGTGCCGGGATACTGTCGCTAGTTGATGTACCAGGACCAGTTACATAACCACCGCTTGCGGCAAGCAGCTTCTTAGTGCTTACAGAAAGGTTAACCGGTGCAGACTTTGCTGTTATTGTAGGTGCCTTAGTGGTGCTAGGTGCAGCCTGGCTTTCATAAACGCTTACATATCGAGTAGTAATTGTTACGGTCTTACCCGTAATGCTATTGATGTTGGACTTAAGGGCATTAACATCGGCATTTGCAGTCTTGGTGTCAACGTTAATTTTTGGCACCTTTTTAATTGCTGTTGTAAGGTCGGTCTTAATCCTACCGGCGAGCAAGGCAGCTTCCTTTTCAGATAGGCCAGCCTGAATTGCTTGGTCGTAGTAGAGCTTTGTCTGCTCGTTAACCCAAACACCCATCTCTGTCTTGGTCTTATTCCCCTCAGCAAGCATACGGCTAAATGCTCCGTAGATATTGTTAGCCTGAGACTCAAGAGTATTCAGCAACATAAGCTGAGACTCTGCTGTGGTTGGAGTAAGCGCCTGCTGAGCTTCCTGCATATTTGCAGTCTTCTCATTGATTGAGGTCTGTGCCTTATCAATCTCTGCACGAATCTTATTCGCACGAAGTGTGTCACCATACTTGATGGCAATTCCAAGCTGATACTCAAGCACTGCCTTATCTGCAGTTAGCAAATCAATCTCTGCTTTAATCTTACTAATCTGCTCACGTGCTTCACTTGCACGCTTAGCCATTTCTTCATAGCCAGCAGCAAGTTCCAGGTTAGCTTTGCGGCCAGCAATAGTAGATGCAAACAAAGCACTAAGTCTATTCTGTAGATTAGATGCCGCTTCGCTAACTGCAAGAAGAGAGCCATCACCAACTGAATCAAGTGCTGCAACAAATTGCTTTACCTGACTTGCGGATGCCTTAGCAGTAACACCAAGTTTTCCTAGTTCTTTGTCAATTAGCTTGATTGCTGATGCAGGAGCACCGATATCCTGAAGAGCTTTTTTTAGAGAGGCAAGGCTAGTTGCAAATACTTTTACGTCACCATTTGACTTAACTGCAAGTTCATCGATAACACCGATTAATGAGTCAATGTTTTCACGGCCACCTTCAGAGAATGATGTGAATGCATTTCCATTATCTGCCATTGAATCTCCAAGCCCCTTGAGTGAGTCTTGTAGATTGTTTAAGTTTGTTGTACCCTTAAAGGTTTTTTCAATCTGGTCTTGTAGTTTCTCAAGAGCAGTCTTTGCTCTGCCGGAAGACTTTTCAACCTTAGTAAGGCCATCTGTCAATGAGCCAGTTGCAAGTGGAACGAATGGGCCAAGCTTGCTTAGCTTAGGCACAAGACCATCAAGCACTGTGCCAATATACTCCATGCCCTCAGCGGTCATTAGACCCTGGGCCTGCATTGAAGCCATCAAGCTATTTATGTCAGAATAAATCTGGTCAGCGTTTGAGCCACCACGAGCAACGATTGCATCAATGACACCCTCAAGGGCGGACATGTTCTGACGGCCCTTCTCGCTAAAGATATCAAAACCCTTGCCGTTGTCCTTTAGAGATTTTCCTAGGTCAAACAGCGAATCTTCAACAGCACGATTAGCATTAGGTAGCTTCTTCATGTTGTCAACAAGTTCTTTAATTGCAGAGGCAAGCTCGTCAACGGTTGGGGCAGCATCGCCCATCTCGTCTTTCATATCCTTTGTGCCATCTGCGGCATCTTGTGACTTGTTAAAGAAGTCAATAGTTGCCTCTGTCAAGAAGCCAACAGCAAGAAGTGCTAGACCAATTGGGCCCATAGCAGCCTGCATGACACGCAAGCCAACTGCTGCTGCACGAGCGCCTACTCCGGTCGCAGTAAGGCCAGTACCGGCAACAACACCAGCTGCTCCAGTTTTAGCTAGGCTCGCTGCAGCAACATCAGATGATACCTTTACTCCAGAGAGTGCAGTAATTAGACCAGCCAAGCGACCGGCCAAGCCCATATCAAGTGCCTTAGCTGCTGCCACTCTAAATGCAAGGAAGCCACCAACGCCAACCATCAGGGCGGCTGCAACTGCTGTTACTATAGCAGCAAGAGCAACAAGTGCACTTACCATGCTAAGAATAATCTGACCGACCGTAGAGTTCTCGACCAGTTTTCTTAGGCCATCATTAAGTAATGTGATGCTGTCAATAATTACACCCATAACAGCAAGAGCTGGTGCTCCTCCGGACATTGCAGCAAATAGGTTATCAAATGAGCTCTTCATCATTTCTAGCTTGCTTGCAACATCGTCAAGAGTCTTAGCAAATGATGCGTCTAGGAAAGTTCCGGTATCCATTGATGAGATAGCATCAGCAATTTGCTGTCCAGCAAACTCAGCACTGTTACCAAGTGCAGTCAGGCCCTTCGATGTTCTAATACCATCTAGTCCAAGCTTTTCTAGTGCAGCCCCTGCATCTGTGTTACCAAGCCCAGCAATGAATGACTGGAATGCAGCACTTGCTCCACCGCCAGTCTTGTCTCCCCACTGGGTAACAAAGTCTGCTGCAGTTGTTCCTGCAACCTGAGAAAAAATCTTTAGCTTTTCACTGCCCTCGCCAGTGGTCTCATTAAAGCTGCGAACGGCAGCATCAATTGCCTGGAATGTTGGGATAAGAACACCACGAGCCTCTTCTGGGCTAATTGAAAGTGATGCCATTGCAGACGAAAGACCGATTACTTCAGCAGCAGAGAAACCAGCGGCACTTGCTACTGCAGCAATCTGCTTAGCGGTGCTTAGGATTTGTTCTTCTGTGGAGGCAGATGTGTTACCCACAAATGCAATTGCTGAGCCGAGCTTATTAAAATCGCTAGGCATAACCTTAAGCGTGGTTGCAAGTTTACCAAATGCTAATGAGGCATTCTCAACACTAACACCAGTGACCGCAGAGAACTTAGCAACTACACTTGTAAACTTGCCGATGTCTTCGGTGCCAATACCCAGCTGGGCACCAAGCATACCAATCTTAGCAAGCTCATCAAATGTTTTTGGAATCTGAGTGCTCAGGGTTAAAAGTTCTGAACGCAGGGCAGCTATTGGACCGGCACCGACACCAACCTGAGTCTTTTCAATCTGAGAGAACGCCTTTTGCTGGGCAATGGCTACGCCAATAGTTGCCTGATTATATGCAATGAATCCACGAGAAGCGTTTTGTAGTCCAGCAGCAACGTCATAGAGTGCATACCTCAAAGAAATTGAGGTATTAATCATGTTCTGATTTTCCCGGGCTAGAGCCTTCTGGGTGGCAATCAGTTTCTTTTCTTCAGTATTAGTCTCGTTTAGAGCTTTTCTGATTTCAGCATTAGCATACTTTACGGCATCTGCATTCTGCTTGTTGCCCTTATTGGACTCAGCAAATGCCTGCTTTTCAGCAAGTGACATTTCATCAATTGCTTTTTTCTGTTCTTTGTAAAGTGCTGTCTTAGTTACGTTACCAAGATTATCAGCAAACTCAATTGGCTTCTGAGTCCCCAGGATATTCTCACGTGGGGTGACATTCTTCTTAGTTGCAAGACGGTCAAGCTGAGCAAGTAGTTTTTCAGCATCCTTGATAGACTGCTTGAAGGCATCGCCCATGACACCGGTAGTAGGAAGTGCCTTTAGTGCCTTACGGATTGATTCCGCCATTACACCAAAGTCACCCTTGGCATCCTTGAGCGACTTCTTTAGTCCATCAACGTTTGCTGTTAGGAGTATTCTTAGCTCTTGCTGGTTCTGTGCCAAAACCTATACCGCCATATCCTATAAAGTCCTTTTTATCATTCTATCTTATCTGATAGGCCTTGATAGTAAGATTTCCTTGTAGGCATTGGGCTATCGTCATAAGTATAAGGCAAGATGTACGGCAACTCACCATAGCTCTTCTTGCTAGACTTGCTCTTTTCCTTTTTCTCTTGCCACTTTTCCATCTCAGCAGATGCATGGCAAACGCTAGTCTTTACCTTAAAGCCAACATGGGTAGCAGCATCATTACGACAAATCCAGATAGGGTTTCCGCATTTACCACAGGTCTCATCTTCTAGAATCTGGAGAGCCTCAACAAGCATGAAGTCAAACTTGTTCCATGGGTCAGTCGGCTGTTCGTGAAACAGCATAGCAACCGGTCTTATTCCTGCACGAAGGGCCGCCTTTATCTTCACGACATACTGGCGGTTATATTCCCAGGTCAGGACTTCGGTAAAAAACCCGCATCAGTCAGACCCTTAAAGTAGCCTGTCGCAAGGGTAAGTTTTTGCATTGTTTCAGTAAGTGCTGACCAGGCTTCAATCGGAAAGCTGCCTCGCCACTTCTTAGCGTCTTCAATAGTAAATACAGAGTCATCTACATTACCATCTGCATCTTCAACCTTAAAGACATTCGATGCGATTAGCGCACAGAAGTAGTCAATAATCCAAGCATCTTCGTCTGGATTGTTTTTGTTTGCCTCTTGTGCCTGCTTCTCAATAAGCTCGATGGCGCTCTGGTCAATTCCACGCATGTGGAAGACTAGCTTTGACTTCAGTATTTCTGCCTTTAGGGCATCTGCCTCGGCCTCTAGCCTGACAAGTTCTTCTGGGTTTACTGTGGATGCTAACTCATCAGATAGTTTTGATAGTTTATATCCAGCATCGGAGTTTAGATAAACTTCTACGATGTCCTCTGGGTGACCCTGACCCTTGATTACTTCTTCTAGCTTGAAGGTGCCCTTAGATTGTGCACGCTCAACTAGGTCAACTACTTCTTGTAGTTTCTCAGAATTGATTTCGCTCATTTGTTGCCTTTCGCCTATTTATACGCCATTTTAAAAATAAGGCCGAGGAGGGTAAATGGGCGCAAAACCCTCCCCGGCCAGTCTATTTACTAGTCAGCGATAACAGTAGAGTTTACAGCCAACTTGCCCTGAGGCTGGAAGTTAACCATGAACTTAACTGAGTCTTCACCTTCGGTGTTATCCATGAAAGCGTCAGCGATAAACTTGAATACGTTTACCTTCTGGCCAGCTGCAACTGCAGTAGTTGCTGGAATACCAATACGTGTAACTAGGTAACCCTGTGGGCGGGTGCCGTCAGTTGCAGCCTTGAAAGCAGCAAATGCATCAGCATACGCACCAGTGGTCTCTGATGTGATACCACGGAAGAAGGTTAGTGAGCCAGTGAACTGGGCAAAGCCACGCTCCTGTACAGCACCTTCGTCAACAATTCCACGGTCATCAATCTTGTTTGAGTCAGTTGCACCTAGGTCGTAACCATCCCACGCAATTGCTGAGGTTAGGTCTAGCCCAAGGCCAATCTGGTAGTCGGTTGGTGCAGATAGGAACTGCTCTTCATCAGTGATGTCATCAGCAGCAACCCAGTAAACTTTAATCTTACCGTTTGACTGTGACTTGGTACCAACGGTTGCAGCAAGAGCTGGACCTGCGCCTGCAGTTCCGGCAGCAACAGCAACGTTAACCTTTACTTCACCAGTGGTCAAGAAGCGAGCACCAATGCGAAGCATCTCACCGTCACCCATAAGGTCAACAGGGAAGTCGGTCTTTACACCGTAGATGCTGATTTCGTCACCAGCAGCAAATGCTGCATCGTGAGTCTTACCAACACGCTTGATTAGGTAGTACTTAACGTCAGCAGCAGCGAATAGGTCACGGAACTTGTTGTAAACCGAGGTAGCTGTAGCATCTGCGTCACGGAAGCCATCTAGAGATGCTTCGTAGTTGTAGTAGGTTGGGGTTGAAACCGATGCGTTGTCAACGACAGCCAATGAGGTGTCAGTTGCAGAGTCGGTCATGTTTAGGGTATAGTCGTCTGTAACAGCTGGAGAGATGTTGAAGACCTTAGTAGCATTGGTGATTTCAGTCAGCGTTGGGGCTGTCCAGTCAGCAAATGCGTCTGCAGTCGCAACATAAATACCAACGTTAGGGCGAAGCATCTTTGTAGACATGCTTTATTCCTCGTTCTCTTCAATGTTGATTTCTGGCTCAGGCTCAATAGCCTCAACCACTGGAGCAGGCTGCTCCTTGATTTTTGTTTCTTTCTTTGGTGCAGCCTGAGCCTCGTCTGTTGCCAGAACAAGGTTCTTGCCCAAAACTGGGTGACCAATATAGTGGTCAGGAACGCTAACCGTGATACCGGTGCGCTTATTAGTAGCTAGAGCCATTAGAATCCTTCCATGCTATTTCTATTTTACCATACGGTGTTGACTGGGAACCTAAATGCGAGCTCAGCAACATAGCGATTTGAACGCTGATTTGCAAGGGTGAACGCCTGTCCACCACCAGATAGAACTAGCTCGCCAGCATCTGCTGGGATAAATCCAGCCAGCTTTAAGCGAACTTCATTTGCAACTTGCCTAGCAGAACGCTCTGTTGGTCCAATGCAAAGAACAACAATGTATGATTCTTTGACATCGTATATGCTAGAGATGATTCCGCCATTATTTAGAGAGTCATACATATCTGCAAATTCAACAACGATGTATGGAAGCAGGATACCGTTAGAGTCAAATGGTAGCTTTGAATCCTCAGGTGCAGCAGTCTCATAGACAGACTGTGGTAATTCTCGCAGCTTAGCTGTGATTTCATCTTGTACTGCTAGTAAGTTTAGGCTCATAATTATTCCTTAAATCCGCCGCCCTTTGTTGATTTACGCACAAGTTCAGACATTGCCCTCTGCACCTGCGGGGCTACTTCTAGATAGGTTCTTAGTATAGAGTGCATAGGGCTGATGGTCTTTGTGCCTTCTTCTTGGTAGCCAAAGTACTTGTACCATAGGTCTAGCCATCCAGCTCGTGAAACTACCTGGCCTTTAGACTTAGATGTTCTACCGTAGATAGAACCCTTCATGTCACCAGTCTCTACACGAGAACCGATGTACTTCTTGATTGTATCCTTTGATAGTGCCGAGATACCCTTGCCAGCTCTATAGACTACATTATCTATGTCTTTTGCTTTTGGTATTAGTATATCAGCAGAAGTTGTTGTGTAGGACTTTTTAAAGTCGCTCTTGGCATAAACAAAGTATGTACCCTTTTCAGTATTTACACCCTCCATCGAATCCTTAAGCTCCTTGCCAAAATCAGCAATCATATTTCTTGCTTCCTTCATACCAAGCTCAAGGCTAGAGTAATCAAGAGTAAAGACTACTTGGTTGTCAAAAGTATCTTTGCTAGTAGTATCGTAGCCATCTCTACCGGCAGTTCTTAGGGCCTCGAATTTCCCAGCCATTATGCACCAGTAAATGTAGGGTCTAGCTCTGTATCAACCTTGCACAATAGGGTACGCTCCCAAGCGTTGCTTGAGTTAAGGACATCGGTAACAACATATAGAAACTTTGTAAGTGATTGATTGTTAGATGCAGTTACTCGCATACGGTCGTTTGGGCGAATGTCTGGAATCTCAGTAGTTGCGCCTTCGACAGTATTTGAGTTGTAAGAAAGTTGAACTCTAACAGTCTTCAAGAATGTAGGGTTGTAAGTATCTGAAGTTTCAGTAATCGCAGTCACTGGCTGGATTCGGGCTGGACCAGAAAATACTAGCGAAGCAGTTGATGTCCATGTTCCGGTAGTTGCATCGTATTCCTGGCTTGCTCCATTGCCAGTTGAAATTTCAACAGTAGACAATTGGAGTGCACGAAGTACCCCACGGTTATGAGTTAACCAGCGAGGGTCTACTGAGCCACGAGAGTTTAGAGCCAAGAGTTGTCCCACTTAGCTGTGTAACCAACTACAATGAAGGACTCGTCATAAGCATCTGCTAGGTCGTCTTTATCCGCCTCTTCAAAAAGCTGCTTAGCCTGAGCACGAAGCTCAGCACCCAGTTTAGCGCCATCTGTGGTGTAGTCCGATGTGCGGATTACTTTATTAATCAAAGCCTCAGATGTAGCAAGCACAAGCTTGGCCTGTGCCGCTGCACGCTTTACGTTATTTCCGTAAAGAGTTGCAAATGCCTGCATCTGGTGGTCATCAAAAATATACGCAGCTTCAGCCGTAGGGTCAGCTAGATTATCTAGCTGCTCTACGTCTGGTACGAGTAGACGAATCTGCCCGATAACCGTTGCGTAGTCCGGCGGGTAGATGTCTGGAATGTGAGCCAATTTTTATCCTATTCAGCGTTTGATATTGCCGCCCAGGAAAGAGACTGCTCATCCCAGACATAGGCTTTTCCATCTGTTGGGTAAGCTACCTTAGACTCCCATAGGCTTGTTTTATCATTCCAAGTCCATGATGGCCATGGAGATGGTGGAATAAATTGCTTCCCATCCCACGTTCCACCCATAAAGGCCATGCCGTTAGCGCAACAGTCCACCGCTTTATCAGCACCCGAGTTCTTTGCTAGTAAGTTTGCAAGTTCGTCATCGTGGTCAGCAAAAATACAGATGTTTTCAACAGAGTTGCCCCTTACAAAGGCATAAGTGTGTTCTTCAAAATGAGTCATTTTTCTCCTTAAACAGCATACTTAACGTAAATAACGCCAGAGCCACCATTACCACCTGGATAGTTGCTGCCGTTTCCAGCACCACCACCTCCGGAGCCAGTATTGGCTGTTCCAGATGTCATGTTGACCTGATTATTATCTGCACCACGACCCGCACCAGGGCTTCCTGCGGCACCACCAGTTGCTGACGCAGCACCACCACCACCACCAGCAGCGACAAACGCACTTAAACTTGACGCAAAATTGTTAAGGGCATAGCCAGCACCGCCGGCAGCACCGTTATTATTGGTCGAGTTGTTTGAAGTTCCAGCAGCTGAGAAGCCACCACCACCAGCGCCACCGTCATAGCTGGTATTAGGCGAGTGGTCTCCACCCTTATTACCCTGCCCAGCAGTTCCAGCAGCACCAAGGCTGGCTGTTGCTGTACCAGCCGCACCACCACCAGAACCACCGGTCTGTTGAGTAGTGCTGTAAGCAGCGCCACCACCACGGCCTCCACCAGTAGCGGTTATTGAACCAAATACTGAGTTTCCACCGCTATTACCAGGCTGATTTGAACCGGCACCACCAGCGCCAATTGTATACGCAATTCCTTGACCAGGAGTTACGGCAAGGCTATTATTTATTACTAGACCACCAGCACCGCCACCGCCACCGGCACCAGCGGAGTTTCCTCCAGAGCCACCAGAACCACCACCAGCAACAACTAGAACACCAATTGATGTCACGGCAGCTGGAACAGTAAATGTTCCACTAGAGGTTAATTGAATAACGTTTGTGTTAAGCAACGATGATGGGGTGGTTAGAACCTGACCAGCGCTCTCGACACCAATTGCGTTTTTGTGCACAATGGTAGCCGTTCTAGTTTGGCCACTAGAAGTTACAAAAGATTTTGGCGTTACATCAGCACCGCTTGTTATAACCTCATTTGTGCCATCTTCCCAATATACTCTAGTAGAGACTACACCCGATGGAACAGTAAAAGTAAATTTACCAGTTGCATTTCCAGATGGATTTGCATTCCATGCAAAAGTTGCAGCTGGAGTCTCCGGTAAAGTAAGATTCATCTTCTCAAATCCAAGGTTGATTGGATAGGTTCCTGCTGGAGCAATAATAGATGCCACGGTTACTGGGACATAAACACGACCACGGCCACCACGCATTGTAAATTCAAATCTGTATCCTAAGGCATTTATAAGTATAAATGTAAGCGTCTGAGTAGAGTCACCGGTAATAGCATATGCGCCAGCTTGAATAGGGGTACTAAGAGTATATGTACCAGCAGAATCAATTGGCTGATAAATAGTTGAAGACGCTGCGCCTATTGTTGAAATTGCCATTAGCTAATCTCACTTCCAAATGCCATAAATGTTAGCGCATTTGCAATGCTAGTACGGACAGTGATAATATCTGTTGCCTCTAGCGTGATACCAAAGGTGATGCCGGTTGTTGAGTTTGCGGCAAAACTTGTATCATACACAAGGGCATTGGTTAGGCCTGCTGCTGCTCCCGCCTTGCGAATAAATATTCTAGCATTAGCTGGAGAAGCAGTATCGTTAGTAATCGAGAGCGTGCTAATTACAGCCTGCTTGCCAGCCCCTACTGTATACAGGTCTGCGTTGTTAGTATCCGTTGGAGCTGATTGTCCAAGAATTTTGTAAGTCGTAGCCATTTGGCTATGCTCCCATCATCATAAAGGTAGTAGGTAGTGGTGCATCAGGCTGAGTATTTACCCATTTAGTACCGTCATACATCATTATATCACCAACAATAGGAGAACCCGAAAGTTGGACATCTGTTAAGCCATCAAGGCTAAGCGGGCTATTGACCCAGGCTGTACCATTCCAGTAAATTGTATCACCGGTCGATGGGGATGCTGCGGAAACGTTTGTCACATCATCAAGCGTAATTCCTGCAAAGCTTAGTGTCGATGTGCCTGAGTTGTAAAGAATCGGAGATGTTGCCTGTAGGTTTGTTAGGTTCCCTGGAGGGCCCTGAGGTCCAGCTGGAATAACAAAGTTAATTGTCTGCTCCGGTGACTCACCAGTAATTGTTACCTCAGCATCATTACCATCTACAACAGTTGTTACTGTACCAACACTAAGCTCATTTGCTGGGCCTGGTGCCTGAATGGTGCCTTTAGAATCCCATGCTGTTCCGGTCCAAATCCAGGTACGATTACCAGAAGTAAACTCCTGGTTTACCGTAGGGTTATTTGGAAAATCAATGCTAGGCATTATTAAACTGCTTCCTCGATTGCTAGTGGTTCTGAGATAATCTCAACTGCTTCGATAACTGGTGAAATAAACTCATCAAGTGACTCATCGTAGGTATCACCAATTGCTGCATACTTACCACGGATATTACCGTTGTAAGATGTTTGCACCCAAGTGCCATCAAGGCCAAGTGAGTCTAGGTAAGCTTCACCATTGGCTTCGTGCTCGTTGTCAACTACAACAACCTGAGTGACAATGCCTTCTTCAATCTTTGCAAAGTGTGCCATTATAGTGCGCTCCAATACTTAATAATACAGACACCAGAGCCACCAGCCGCACCCGTTCCAGCAGTAGAACCACGACCGCCACCACCGCCGCCGAAGTTTGCTGATCCAGCAGTAGGGGCAGTTGATACAACGCCACCATCTCCGGCATTAGGCCCACCAAAACTAGGAAGGCTTGCGTTATCAGAACCTCCGCCACCGCCAGCACCAAAACCACTTATACCCTGATTACCGCTTTGCTGTCCTACGCCTGCTTGGGTTGCGTAGCCGACAAAGCCTTGGACAAGAGTATTAGAGCGTTCTTGTACATACGGAAGACTTGTGCCAAGTCCGGGAAAACCGGGGACCCCGGCACCGCCGCCACCGCCGGCTCTTCCGTGGCCACCTTGGCCACCTGTAGAGGCAAGTTTTACGGTGTCAAGGCCCCTTCCAGTAGTTGAACCATTGCTAGAAGCGCCGCCGCTACCACCACGAGAAATAACTAAAGAGCCGAAACTACTTGCTGAACCGTCGCCGCCCCAACCTGCGCTACTAGCACCCGCCGAACCGCCAGCACCAATTGTAATTGTATAGGCGGTGCTAGGTGTTACGGCTAATGAAGTTTGGATAACTCCGCCGCCGCCGCCACCGCCAGCGGAGTTAGTTCCGCCGCCGCCACCGCCACCGCCGCCACCACCGACAAGCATAATGTCTACGGAAGTCACGTCAGCAGGCGCAGTCCAAGACTGAGTTGACGTAATAATTGCAGTGCGCTCCCATTTTGCAGCAGGTGCACTAGGGGTTGGGTAAATAGTAATTCCCATTACGCTACCTCACTACCAAATGCTGTAAAAGTAAGTGCCGAGCCAGTTGCAGAACGAACAGTAAGTACGTCTGTGGCAGCAAGGGTAATTCCCTCACTTAGTGCAAAGAGTGAGTTAGCAGCAATGCTTACATCGTAAGCAAGCGCATTTCCAACACCGGCTGCTGCTCCTGCGATTCGCACAAAGATTCGGGCATTAACTGCTGCGCCAGTTACATTGGCGATGTGGATGGTTGAAACAACTGCACTAGTACCAGCCGGGACTGTATACAGGTTAGCATTGTTTGTATCGGCAGGTGCTACCTGGCCTAGTACTTTATATGAGAATGCCATTATTTTCCTTAACTAAATGCCAACATAAATGGGTGCATTGCTGGTTCACCATCAATACCTTGAGGCCCTTGCGGTCCCTCATTAAATTCAAAACTAATTACCTGATTTGGGAATGTTCCTGAAATTGTAACAGTCGGAGTTTCTCCCCATGGAAGAGATGCAACTGTTCCAATGCTCAAGTTTACACCCTGACCATCAGCGCCATCCTGGCCCGGGTCACCCTTTGGACCCTTAGGTCCAACTGGGCCAGCAAGGTTAACGGTAGACTCAATCCAGAAGTTATCGTAGTATACATATAGTCTACCAGATGTTTCATCAAACCATGCATCACCAGTGGTTAGTGGCTCTTCTTCGCCAGTTCCATATGTTGGTGGGGTTGGGCTTGAGAAGAAGCGACCACGAAGGCCCTGATAACCCTGGGGGCCACGAATGTACCAAACACCATCAGAACCAGCAACCGGTGCTACAAGTGTAAGGTCGGTAATTTGACCGCCCGGAACCTCAATGTCGTGAGTTGGAATACCACGAACAGCAACATCATCCTGGTCTGTAAGGCGGTAATCTACCTGCCAGGTCCAGTCAGCTGGGTTTAGGTCTGGGTCATCGGTCGCAACAAGACGAACTCCACGAGTGCCATCTGAACCAAGTAAGTAACCATCCGAGTCAAGCGAGCACTGAATGGTTGCTGGAAGAATTGTAACCGGTGTTGGTATTGTACCAACAACTGCAGTTGCATCCTTAATGTTAGCTGGAGCTGGCGTAAAAAGAATTGTACCCTTAGCCGGTACGCCATCTGGATACTGGTCAGAGTCAACTCCATCAGCATATGCCAAAAGAAAGCGACCGACAACGGTGCCGTAGCTTACATTTGAAGGGAGGTCATTGACTGCCATAATATCTCTATTCTATCATACAAAACTTGTTATCCAACAAGTACGCCCTGAAATCCCGTATAGTTTGCATCTGTGTACATTACGCCAGTACCCTGCTCATATCTGACCGTTACGTAATCTCCAGCAGCTAAGTAAAACATGCCATTACAGTGCCCAGTGAACCATGTATTTGCTGTCTTTTGAAAAATCCATCTGGCACCCTCTATGCCAGAATTATTTTTATAAAAAGCTAATCTATATTCTCCAGAGCCAGCATTATTTAAAAGATTCCAAAACCTAAAGTCATAGACACCGGCTATTGGTGCAGTAAATCTGCCATTGGTTGAATTATATGCATTACCTATATTTCTATTAACTGTATTAAATATAATATCGCTACCAGCAGCTACTGCACTTGTAGCATTCTGTGCACTAAAATATGTCTGGTCTGGTGTTTTTACATTTCCTGCAAAACTTGGAGATGACACTATTGAAAGGTTTGCAGAGCTAGATGTGCCACTATTTGCTATTGGTGTATTTACTGCTATAATTCCGCTGGACCCAGCTGCACCAGTTGCCCCCGTTGCTCCGGTAGCTCCAGTAGCTCCGGTTGCCCCAACAATAGCGGTACTACCCTTAGACAGCCATTTAGCCCCATCATAAACCCAGGTTCTACCATTTGCTGTAAACTCTTGATTTAGTACTGGTGAATTTGGAAAGTCAATCGCTGGCATATTAAACTCCTAGCATAAACGGATGCATCGCTGGGTCACCAGCAGCACCTTGAAGATTTGGTGTCGGTTCAATCCAGAATGAATCATAGTAAATAAAAATTCTAGCGGTACTTGAGTCGAACCAAGCATCGCCATTTACAAGAGTTCCGGTTGGTGGGGTTGCTCCAGTATAGAATCTTCCCGGCTCACCCTGGGGTCCAGTCGGGCCGGTTGCCCCAGTTGGACCAATCTCACCCTGGGGACCCTGAAGACCCGCAACATTCGGACTAGGCTCCACCCAGAACCCATCGAAGAAAACATACTGACGGCTATTGGTTGAATTAAACCAAGCATCACCTTCAGTAGCACCGGTTGGAGCAGTTGCTGATACTGTATACTTACCCGCTGGCCCCATTGGGCCGGTTGGTCCAGCTGCACCAGCCGGAGGTGTTCCCGGCTCGTACAGATTAGTAGTGCTATTCCAGATTAATACCTGACCATTTGATGGAGCAGTAGATGCAACATTGTGAAGCTCCTGTATTTCATAGCCGTTTTGAACCTTGACATATGCTTTGCCGTTATTCTGCTGAGAACGAATAAGCACACCAAGGTATACGCTATGGGCTGGCTTTGCTGGCGGAGCACCGTAAACAACACCACCAGGAGTTTCGCTTAGCCAAATTGACTGGCCAGCAGTTACTCCATTAGTATTAATGCCCTCAAGCATACCCTCAGTAATTACCCAGCCAAAAGCATCGGGTGCTAGGTCTTGCTTTAGACGGCCGATTGTTTTTGAGGATGTGGCCTCTACTGATGCACTTGCCAAAGCAAGTCGTGGCGTATCACCACTGTTGTCAGCACCAGCAATATAAACAACCTGACCCTTATACATGGTTGAGGTTGTTTGGTTCTTTGCGTAGACCTCTACGTTTGGTGCAAAGTTGTCAATCCAGGTTGTGTTGTAGTCTGTGCCATCAATCTTGGATAGAATCTGTCCAGCAGTTCCACCAGCAGCCACACCAGGCCCTGTAGCGCCCGTAGCGCCTGTTGCACCAGCCGGACCCTGAAGTCCTTGTGGGCCAACAATTTGCCCAGCGGAGTACCATCCTGTGGTTGCCCAGACCCAAATATCGCCATCTGAGTCAACTATATAAGCATCATTTACTTCATTACCAGTTGCTGGTAAATCTGCTGGGGTTGGCACAGAACCAATAAGTGTAATAGAAACACCCTGTGGGCCCATTGGTCCGGTTGCGCCTTCAAGCGATGCAACCCATTCTTCCTGGGTTCCAGCGAAGCCCTCCAACTGCGCTACTTGATAAGCCGATAAACCGGTATAGCCCTGAGGCCCTTGCTCACCCTGGGGGCCAGTATTGCCCTGAGGTCCCTGAATACCTTGAATACCCTGCAGGCCTTGTTCGCCCTGCGGCCCAGGCTCGCCTTGAATACCCTGGATGCCCTGGTCACCCTGGTCACCCTTTAGTCCCTGAATACCTTGCTCGCCCTGGATTCCTTGCGGCCCAGCGTCACCCTGAATGCCCTGAGGACCCTCTGGGCCCATTGGTCCCTCTGGACCTATCGGCCCTTCTGGCCCCTGAATGCCCTGCTCTCCTTGGATACCCTGAATACCTTGGTCACCTTGTGGACCTTGGATTCCCTGTAAACCCTGTTCTCCTTGTGGGCCTTGCTCTCCTTGCGGCCCCTGAGCACCATCAGCACCAGCTGGACCCTGTGGTCCCTCTGGCCCCTGAGGGCCTTGAGCGCCATCTCCGCCAGCTCCTCCACCGCCACGCTTCTTATCAAGCTTCTTGATTTCAAGTTCAACCTTATCTCCCCAGTCAGCAGACTGGCGAGGAAGGTTGTGGTCTGGGAAAATAATCATTGTCCTACTATTCTATCTTACTTTACCCACAATAAGCGAAAACCCCCGGAGCAAACCAAGAGCTCAACGGGGGTCTTCTTGCGACAAGGAGGAAGTCGCATTTCTATTTTATTTTGCTAGACTCATAATCATGTCTGGTCGGAAACCGCTCCAGTGTCTGTCTCCAGCAATCACAACTGGCGCTGACTGATAGCCAAGCGCTTTAACCTTTTCGTGTGCTATCTCATCTTCCGATAACATTACTTCTGAAAATTCATAACCCTCCCTCGCCAAAAGCTTCTTGGTCTGAATGCATTGCACACAAGCGGGCAGGCTATAAACTGTAATCATAAAGTAATCCTTCAAGGTTTCATATTGAGTTGGAGGACCATTATAGCATTGTGCAGAAAAAGAGAAAACCGGAAGCCCCTCTGATTTCTCAGACAAACTTCCGGTTGGTATTTCTATTATACTACACGGTATCCACAACATGCCTGTAAGACACGACACTGTATTTACCTGCAAATTGTTTTACAGATTCAATGATAGTTCGATGGCCCTTCTTGGGGGCATGAATCATCTTGCCATCTCCGACATAAACCCCAACGTGATACGCAGAGTTATATCCTTTGTATTTAAAGACAACTAAGTCTCCAAGCTTTGGGTTCTTAGTTGCAACCCCAGCCTTTGCTTGCTTAGATGCTCGGTGCTCAAGTTCAACACCAACTTGTTCGTAGAACCACATTGTCAATCCTGAACAATCCCATCCCGCAGGAGTGGCGCCCGAGAATACATACCAGGTTTTATTAACGTGTTTCTTTAATTGCTTTACTGCTTGTTTTACTGCTACGGTATTTTCAAATAAGACCTGCGTATTTTTAATTAGCATAGCCTTTTCAGGAATTACCTCTTGTGTCTCAATCATTTGCGCCGACACTGGTGTCGAACTAAATGTAATAGCAAGGGTAATTAATCCCGTTGCAATGAGCCTCTTTACCATGGCGACCACCTTTCACTTTAGTTTAGTTTTGGTCGTTACTCTATTTGCCCTATTCAGTTGTCCAACTAGTATAGCACACTTTCCTGCAAAAGTACCATTCTGAGTGATACTTTTATAGCATGAGATTCGTGCGTACGAACGAAAAGGGACAATTTGTGGAGGTTCTAAGGGACAATTTGTGGTTTTTTCGTGCGTACGAACGGATTTCAGGGAAATAAGAAAACCCCCTCCGAAGAGGGGGCTTTCTTTTAATGCTTGGAGCTATTATGCACCTGCACCAGTTGAAGCTACAGTACCAGCAGGTACTAGGAAGCCACCGGTTGCAATGTGACGAATACGCATCTCGAAGTCATCGTTGTCGAATGAGCCATCACGAGCAGGTACGTCTCCGCCACCTAGGAAGGTTCCACCGTTCATCTTGATGCGAAGCTCTGGAGTCTCGTAACCACGTAGGAAGCCAAGGGCAACTGATGGGTTTAGTGACTGTCCAGGAACTGGAATCAAGAACCAGTAAGCTGAAGCGCCTGAGTTAATCTTAGTAATCCAGTCGTTAACAACGATTTCAACCTGTGAACCAACTGGGTTACCAGAAATGGTCTTGGTTACAACGCCACCAACAGTAGTTGAAGTCTCAACTGACTGAGTTGCTAGAATCTTCTTAGCGGTTAGCTCTAGTGAGCGTGGGATAACAAGTGCAAAGCGTGATACAGGAGCAATTAGGTTGCCGTTGTATGACTGCTTGTTAGCGAACTCGATTGCCTTCTCTAGGTTCTCTAGAGTTAGAGCCAAGTTGCCTGATAGCAAGTTGCCGTTACCAGATGAGAAGTTAGTAGCGTTTAGACCTGAGCCAGAAACTAGCTGCTTGGTAACTTCTTCGTCTTCCTTACCGGCTGCCTTCTGAGCAAGTTCGATAGGTAGACGCTCTAGCAATGAGATGTTTCCATCGTTTACGATAGACTCCCATGAGAAACGGATGCGCTGACCCGACTTCTTAACTGCTAGGCTCTTCTCAGTAACTGAGAACCAGCCAGCGGTTGGGTACTCATCGTACTCGCCAACGGTAGGAAGTGAACCTTCACGGAAGGTGTCTCCTGCGTTGTCCTTGCCGTCATCTTCGTAACGTAGGTTTAGGAACTGCTGTGGGCGGAAGTCATCCATAACCATCTTGGTTGCGAACTTGTCCCATACCTTTGGCTGTACTGCATAGTTCTCAAGAAGAATCTTGTTTACAGTAGGAGCCAACTGTACTGGAAGGTCTGATGTAGAGATACCTTCCTGTAGCTTTAGCTTATCCTGACGGTCACCACGAAGGGCACCCTCAAGAACTTTTGCTGCCTCAATGTGGCGTGAAGTAATGTTTTCAGTCATTTTCTATCTTCCTTACGCAGCCTGAGTTAGACGAACGTAGATATCGCCAGCTGAGGTGCCAGCCTTTGCGGTTACAGCGTGTCCGATGAACTTGTTACCTGAAGCGGTAACGTTCACAACACCAGCTGAAGTCAAGTATACTGCTGCGCCAACAGTCACTGCTACAGATGTGGTAAGCTTTGCAACGCCGTTGAACTTAAGAGTGGTGTAGTAGTTACCATCTTCGCCAGCTGCTGCATCTTTTTGCGCTAGGCCAACAAGTGCACCAACCTGAACCAAGTCGCCTGATTTAACAGTGCTTGCTACAGGAAGGACAAGCTCATTGCCGTCTTTGTAAATCTCGTTAAGAGCCATTTACTTTTCCTTTTCTTTACTTGTTGCCAGCGATGCGACCAACGATAGCGTTGAAGTCATCAATAGCAGTTGTGGTTGAGGCTTCGCTGATGACACCAGTGGTCTCTACAGCAACAGCCTTTGAAGCAGACTCAGAAACTGCTGATACGTATGACTTCTCGTCAGCAATTAGTTCGTCTACAGTCTTTGTGTTAGTCTCTGACTTCATCGCTTCAGCAACACGCTTTAGTGAGATAGTCGGTAGACCTGATTCGTTAAACTTTTCAGCTACTTCTACAGGGTCCAATGCTTCAACTTCTTCTGCTGCCTCTTCGGTAGCCTCTTCAGTCTCAGCAGGAGTTGCAGACTCTACAAGAAACTTTACAGATTCCTCTAGGGTGCCGAAAGCAACAGTGAAAGATTCTTTTAGTTCTGCAACAGCAGCGTCTAGCTCTTCCTTAGTTAGCATTTCATTTCCTTCCGATACAGACTCCGACAGCACAGTTGCCTCATCGTCTTTTCTTGAGTAGCTTTCAAGAAGCGACAAGAATTTGCCACCCGCTCCGGCTACAGTTACAACATCTACACTTGTCATAGGGTCATGCACAAGTGATTCGATGATAGGACCCTGGCGGCCCTCTGCCTCACCAACACGGGATTCACCCAATGCTCGGATTGACAAACCTACGTCTCCAGCCATCTCTTTGATGATAGGAGCAAAGTGTGAGTAAAATTCTACTTCGGCTGTTAGGCCGGTGCCATCGAACTTGGCATCTGAAACCAACTTACCAGCAAGCTGGTTAACGTCACGCTCTGGGCGGTCGTTTTCTTCGTGGATTGATGGGTGGTTCATAAATACTTTGGTGCCCTTCTTGAACACCTTTGGGCCGTACTCAGCCAACATTTCTGCTGGGTAGTAACCAGATGAACCCCAACCAGATTCGATAACTTTAACTTGCCACTTCTTGCCAGTGCTGGTCGCACTGAAGGCAATTGATTCGTTTAACGAAACGCTCATAAATTCTCCAATAAGTTATCTTGCTAAATATTATTATACCACAAATGTATTACGCAACAGGTGCGTTATCAGCAGCTCGCTGGTCATTTGCATTATCCTGCATTGAACCGACAGCACCCGAGTTGCCCTGCGATGGAATTGCAGAACCGCTGTTTGCAGTATCGCTAGAACCTGTGCCATCATCAGGTGGTAGTAAGTGCAAACGAGGAACGTCTAGAACCTCGATAATTGCTGCACGATACTCATCCTGGTGGATTGCCTTTGACTCAAATGCAAGAGCAAGAGCCTGAGTCAAACGCTGTGATGGCTCGGTCTCAATCTTCGGCCAGTTAACCTCAAGGGCATCAGCCTTTGCGCCAAGGAAAGCAAGAACACGCTTGTAGAACAAAGTCCAAACCTGCTGGCGTGCTTCCATTGCCTTAACGGTTGGAACATCCAAGGTCTGTGCGGTTCCGTAAGCACCAGAAGTTCCTGGGTCAGATAGCAAGGCTACAACTGAAACCTCAAGTGCTGATGCAACCATTGAACCAAGTGGGCGGCCATCGGTTAGGTTGATGTTGTTTCCACGAGGCATGGCATTTAGGTCCATGTCAGCACCGGTCACTGCAACAGAACCGGCAGTCTTTGGGCTTGCAATTTGTGCAGCGGCATTTACTGCACCAGTCTTAGTCTTTGACTTTAGCTGCCAAGCAAACATGCTTAGCGCCTTTAGCATACGAGAGCCATCCTTTAGGTACTCGTTGTATGCGTGTGCCCATGGCAAAGCTGGGAATGCGTCTGGTACTCCAAGAACCTGACCAGCTCGGCGGTTCACAATGAAAGGGAACATGCGGAAGTTTACATCAACAGGCTTACCCTGGATTGTTGGAACATAGCGACCACTCTCTGGAGTGTAAGTGTCAACCGGGTACCAAACTTCTTTGATAGTTTCTTTTGCTGCACCAGATGCAAGTTCCTGGACTTTGCTGGTCCAAGTACGGCGGATGTAGCGAATACGCTCTGCATCATCTGGGTCAGTTACGATTGCAGTAATCTCAGCAAATGGGATACGCTGAAACTGCTTGGTTGAAACATTTGCAAGTAGGAAGAACTGGCCATCGGTGAAGTTGGCACGTTCGTTTACAGTCTGAGCATCAGGTGAGAATAGAACTTCCTGGTTGCGTGGGTCCTGAATGTATTTCTGAATACGAGGAGGCTGGTCTGAGAATGAAACTCCACGACCGAAAATGTAAGAAGTGCGAAGGCCGCATCCACGCTTTAGTAGCGGGTTACCTTCGGTGTGCTCACGAATACGCTTAGCAGCATCCTTGAGTTCATTTAGGGTAAAACCATCTCCGGTGCCAGATGCGTTAGCGGTATTCCAGCCAGCATCATCAAAGGCAAGAACAGCCTGAGCCATTGAGGAGTAAGATTCTCGCAGCAACTCATTCTCTGCAATCATCGCTTGCAAATTCTCAGTCAAAAGCTCTGGTTTCTCCATGAAAAGTCCTTAAAGTAAGTATAAAGTTAATTATACCACAGGGAAACTTAAAACTACCAGTTCCAAGCCGATAGGAAGGGGTCCCTTTGGTCAATCAAGTTTGTGTCGTAGGTGATTCTATCGCCTGGCGAGTGCTGTGCGTAAGGCGCATTTACAATGTGGTCAAGGTCAGCGGTAGCATACACAAGTGCATCGAGGCTGTCGGGAGACTTTACACCACGAGAACGCATGTCATCCTTAGATTCAATCTGGATTGCACCCTTTGCAGAGAACTTATATTGAATCATCAGCATCTCATCGAGCAGCAGCTTGTCATCTGGGTCAATGTCAAGCTTACCCTCAAGCATCGCCTCACGAAGTGTGTCATAGTTGTGAGCACGAGCATTCAACCAGCGGGTGTTATCTGGACTGGCTGCAGAACCAAGCATTGAAATTACAATGTATCTATCTTCGGCCAGTGCAACTACCTGGTCCACAATCGGGCCACCAAGACCCGCTGCGTCAATACGGACCTGTGTAACGCCATGCTCGATTGCTAGGTTGTGGATTCTTGTTGCAGATTCAATCGAAGTTGCTTTTGTCCAAGTTTCTAGCAGGCGGCAGCGACCGCCTCGATTAATATAGACTTTTGAATCGTCTTCACCGAAGCGGGCAAGGTCGACACCCAGTACGGCATCGTTATTAAAGTCTTCTGGAATCTCGCAGTCAATGGCTCGGTCAATGGCACTTTGTGAGAAGAAGGTGTTGTCGGCTTCATCTGGAAACTCTGCCAGAATCTTTGACTTATACCTGGCTGACTCTACACCCCAAGATATCTTTTGACGCTCGACCCAAGCTGGCTGGATAAGAAGCGGTTTAAGTTCTTCCGGGATTTCTTCGCCAGTAAAGTTAGGAGTATCAAAAGCAGATATCTTAATCTTATGCCAAGTAGGGTCTTCCCTAAAAATTTTATGGAAGGGGGTACCTCTCGAGTCTGGGTTACCAATTGCCAGCACTCGAGCACCTTCAGTATTCGTGACAGCTTCCGTTGCTGTATATAGGTCCTCAGGAATACCACCGGCCTCATCCAACACAACCAAGACGTAACGGCGGTGAATACCTTGGAAGGCAGAAACGATATCCTTATCAGCAGGTCTACGACCCCATGCCATAACCGTACCATCATCTAGCTTCCATTCCTGGGACTGGGTAATGTATCCAGGCAGTGTCTGGCCATGCTCCTTGGCAAGCCGGAAGTTATCCTGGATTTCTTTAAATAGAACTCGGGCAATCTGAATGTAAGTAGGGGCAGAACAAATCACCGCAACATCTCGTGGGTCGTGAACTGCAATCCACCAAGTGGCAATCATTCCAGCTAGACCGGACTTACCCGCACCGTTGCAAGATACAACGGCGGTGTGAGTGTTGTCAACTAGCGATTGTGCAATCTCTTGCTGCTTTGACCAGAGGTGCTTACCGAGAACTTCCTTGGCCCACAAAGCAGGGTCAGTTAAGTATTCGGCCTTCTTTGAACGTGCTCGAATATCAGCAATTACCGCATCAAGTACGTTATCAATCATTTGAGAGTAAGAACTCCATTAGTTCGGGATTATCCTTTAGGACCATCAGTAGCGGCTCTTCGTAGATTCCAATGAAGTAGTGTTCCCACTCTTCGTAAGATGTGGTCTTGGCTGGCTTGAATGAGCCGCCGAAAATAAATCTAATTGCATGTAGCAACTCGTGCAGCAAGGTTACTCGTCTAACCGAGTTAGCCATCTCAGCATCTAGCACAATGGTGTTGTCCTTGTCTACGGTGTAGCCGTAGGTGCCATCTAGAAACTCAGAGTTGTGCTTACGCTTCTGCTCGGTAATCTCCCAGGTCTGGGTGCCAATCTTAATCTTCTTTGGAAGTGCGGGTGTTGCCATTACTGCTGCTCCTCTTCCATTAGTTGATACTTAGCCTGCTGCAGGCCATCTGCTACTAGTTCCTCTAGTTCGCTTCGGGTAATCTGTGGGTACCGCTCTTGAAGCTGGTCCTTGGCGAAGGTCAATGCTGCATCCATCGCACGAAGTAGAACCGACTGCTGGTACTCTGACAGCTTGATGACGTTCTCATCTAGGGTTGCCTGCTGTGAGTCAAGGCGCTTGCCGATTACCTCTAGGGATTTCAGGAGCAGGCGGGCTGAGTCTAGGTCTCCGGCTTTAAGGGCTTGCGCTCGCAGTGAGTCTTTGAGCTCATGAAGTTCGCTAAGTAGCAGCTGTCTCTGCTGGTGCTCTGACCAAACGTCTCTGCTATCTAGTAGTTGCTTGACATGCTGAACTGCCTGGGCTGCAGGAATACCGCTAATGCGTTCCATTTCCATGGGGCTGCGACCATCGGCTGCTGCCTTTAGTAAGACATCATCGAGTACGCTGGAGCCACGGACAGGTAAGGACATGGACTACAAGCCCCTCTTCCAGAACTTACGGTCTGCTGCTTCTACCTCTGCGCTGGCTTCTTCTTTGGTCATCTCGCATTTGCAGTTCTCGCACTTGCAGGTCTTGTGGTCGTTCTTGCGTTCAAGGTCAACTAGACGGTCGTGTAGCATGTTCTGTCCTCTTATCAGTTGGCGGATAGCGTCTTCTACTTCGTTATCTTGCGATGCTGGCTGAACCGGCTCGTCAGTTAGTCCACGTGACATTTGTACTCCTTGTTTTCATTATCTGAAAAGTATTTTACATTTATTGAAAAGTTTAAAATTTTATAGCGAAAAAAATTTTGGGTGCCTATTCTGGCAGGATTTGTTCTCTGTAGGAACGGATGGCTTCATCGATTAGGTCCCAGGCCTCGTAGTCTGTGCCCATCTCAAAGAATACGATGTCGCAATCTTCGTTAGAATCGTCACAGAATGTGGCACGCCAGACCTCTACCTCATCCAGGTCATCTGGATTCGATGGGTCTACTAGGTCAAGGGTCATGGTGAATTTACCGATGCCTGACATATTTACAATGATTTCGCTCATGTCCTATATCCTAGCATATGAAATATTCTGAAAGTTGCTACAAATTGGATGCGGGTGTCCCCCGACCAGAAAGCCCGTAATTGCGGGGATAAAATGATTTGTTTCGGCCCGTTTCGATTTGCGCTTTGGGTAAAAAAATGTAAGGATTTACTTAGTTCGGAAATGCCGAACGGAACGGATTAGGAAATGTTAGACGGAACTTATATCAAAAAGGGCGAGACCTTTATCCGCCTAGAGACAACCGAGGGCTATTGGGTAGCCATAAACGAGATTAGTTTTGACTCAGTTCGAGATGGCGAAATTGTCGGAATCTGGACAGACCCAGAGACTGGGAAAATCTGGGTTGATGAAACCCGTTTCGTGCTTGACCGTAGCCACGCCGTTAGACTTGCCAAGACTTATGACCAGATAGCCATCTGGGACAACCGCAACCAAACAACTATCAAGACCAACTAAGGGGACACCGTGAACGAACTAATCGAACTAATTGACATAATCAACGAGTCCGGCAACTTTGACTCAGACGATTATTTTGAAATTGACTAACTAATGCCCTTGATTACCAGACTAGTTTCTGGTAATCTTGGGGGTGTGTTAGCACTCACAACAACAAACAAAGGAAAAAGGAAAATGACCGCAACTTACAACCAAATCCCTGCCCTATTGGCAACACGGACACCATTCAAAGGGAACTCGTGCCACGCCTATATCTCAGCCAGTAATGCTTATGTTGTAGTTTCTTACGGGACAGATATCGGCACTTGGCTAGAAAACGGCGTGAAAATCGTGAACAACCAAAAGTATTCAGTGACAACTTCACGCCTTCAGAATCTAGTCCGCAAGGCTTGGGAACTGAACTAATGACAACACTTAGACAACTCTGGGCAATCACTGGCAGACTCATCGGCTTGGCACTTACTGGGATATTTTGGTATTTGCTACTCATCGGCACAATAGCCATTCTTGAACTAATCACTTCATTCTAAACAAAGGACAAAACAAAATGGGTTCACAATTCGTTAGAGACATTCAAGACACCGACCTATCACTTAGAGACCAAGTTGCCATTCACTTCCGGTCAAACTGCTATCCACCTATCCCCTTGACGATGCTAGACACCTGCCTAGAGGCTATTCAACTCTGTGAGGAGGGCTTGCCGAATAATGAGGTAGACCTGCCCGAGGGTGTCCGCTATCGCAACTATGACTCTGCGCCCGCTTGGGCTATCGTAGACTCACACCGACTAGAGGGCTTTATTCAAGGAGAGGAGGACTAAATGCCACGCCCAGACTCAACCCGAACTATCCAAGCAAAGGCTTACACTATGCTATTACGCAAGGCACGCAAGACCAAGCAACTAACAGGCAGGGGAATCTAATGGACTGGAAACTTACAGACGATAAAGACATTTCATTTGAACACTGTCAAAGACCTGCCTATTGGGAGGGTGAACAGGTTATCTGTTCTAAGTGTCAAGAGGTAATGCCAGACTAGCAACAACAGCCAGACCAGCAGAGACCGGTGTGCGACTCACCGGCTGGCACGATTTGACAAACGGATAAAAATCTGTTAGACTAATCTTACAATTCAAAAGAGAGATAAAGAGTTCAGTCCGGAGGCTTGGTAAAACAACGGAAGAGAACCGACCCTACCTGAAATCGATTTATAACGATTTGGTAAATGGACTTGACAAGCCAAAAGTTTTCTGATAGACTTAGTTTGATACCCAATTTATTGTATAACAATTAGATAACAAGACTTGACAAAGCGCTCGCCGTATGGTATGCCAAACTATTTATAACAATTTGATAACAACGCTTGACTTTTGGAATGTTTTGTGCTAAGTATTCTCAGTTTATTTCGTTATTATTTTGTTATAAAAATAACTTGACAAGGGCAAAGTTATCTGATAGAGTTATCACATAACAACAAAGCGATATCGAAATATAGCAAGTCAAAAGATATTTCAAAAGATTTTGAATTACGATTTGACATATGGATTTTAGTATGCTAGACTTGCGATATCACAACAAAGGAGATTCAATGACTATCGAAATCGGGACACCTGCTACTTACTACATCGGCTCAGACTGCTATGCCGAGGAGGTTGTAGAGGTTCAGACATTCAAGACCGGCAAGCGTGCCGGAGAGCCAAAAGTGATTACAGTCCGCCGTGTCAAGGTGAACTGGGATTACGGTCAGAACTATGGTGTTCAAGACCAAGAGGCCTTTACACCAGACCCAGACGGCAGACTCACAAGGTTCACCGTCAGAAAAGACGGTAAGTTTCGCCGAGAGGGTTCAGAATATGGCTCA